AGGCGCAATGCAGCACTTGTAAGCTTTGCATGGGATCACATTCAACCGCACCATCAATTGCTATCGTAGCGCATGGCAATGGTGCCGCATACATCAATTAAGGGGGTTTAATCATGGCTTATATGTACACTATTACAGATACAGATATGACTCAAGACGTTTACAGCGCCGAGGATATCTTATTAAACAAAATGAATTCACGCGGACATTGGCAATATAATTCCATTAGAGTGTTTGATAAAGACAATAATGAAGTTAATCTGAATGGCTTGAAAGTCATTGTATACATAGAAAAGGGGGCTTAATTATGTGCGAATTATGCTTAAATAAAGGATGGATATGGACTATTAACACAAACACAAACACGCAAGAGGTTCAAAAATGCGATGATTGCAATGTGTTTGAAAGTGATCAAGAGGCGCAATTGCATTCTAGTCACGCTGATGAGTCTTAAATTAAATAGACGAAACTGCCTCGCGGCAGTCCGTGACAATTAATTAATCTTGAAAGGATATATTAAAAATGAATTATAAAAAGATGTATTCAGAATTGGCCGACATTATTTTAGCGGATAACATCGACCGAACCCCGCGCAACGTGACAACGCTAGCATATGAAGCGCGACAAGCCTTAAATGAGTTTGAAATACATAGATCCATTGTTAATGAAATAAAAGGGGATAACCATGAATAAATATATTATTACAGGACGTGTAACTAAAACTATTGAGGGTTTTGAAACACCTCAAGAGGCAAAAAAAGAGTTTATTAATTTAATAGGCCATGATCAAGATGTTATGGTTTTTGATGAAAATGGGGAGGAAATTCATGATAACTGAATTCATTCTAATCGTGAGCAATGTAACGGTTTTTGGTACTCATGAGACCATTGAGGGTTCTTTTAGTACATGTGATGAGGCCGCTACATTTTACGAAACTTTTTATCGTGGCAAAGATAACTTCAATGGTTATCGATGCATACGTGAAGATTTAATTCATAAGGGAGTATTTAATGACAAGTAAAATCGTTGATGGTTCGTACGGGTTCCGGTGGCTTGCTATCGGCATCCTTATTGGTTCTTTAATTGGTATCGGTCTACAAAATACCATTGAGGATTTTTTAGATCTTTGGTATCCGACACCGAAAGAGGTTCTTTGTCAAAAAGGGAAACTCTTTGAGCAAATTAGTTACGGTGGATCGGTGTATTTAAAAACACAAAAAGAGTGCATTGAGACTGCATTGGAGGAAGTTAGATGATGGAATTATTTTTTATTATTTTAAGTTTTATTGGTTTAAGCATGCTGATATTTTTATTAGCCGCCACTATTGATGTGATTTTAGATTTATTTAGGGGGAAATAATATGACTAATCAAGTTTTATATGATGCTTTACATCATGCCGAAAACTTAGAAAAGCAAGGCAAGATCGATGACCGGACGTGTTGGGAATTTTTACGCGCGGTCGATCAAATTTTAATTGAATTAGAAAAAAGGGAGAGTTAAAAATGGTAGGAAAAGTCACAAGTAACAAAGAGTTAAGTGCATCTCAGATGCCTGTATTGATGGGGTGTTCGCGTTTTCAATCGCGTAATGAATTATTAAAAATGATCATGGATGCCAATCATGGTATCGAACCGCCTCAAATAAGTTCAGAACCTATGAATTGGGGCAATACTTTAGAACCAATCATATTAAATGAAGCATGTGTTCGGTTAGGCCTAGGCAATCCAAAAACAACACATGACAAGGCGTATCATCATGACACCTTACCCATTGCATGCTCACTGGATGGCACAATTGAGGGCGATGGCAAAGAGGTTGTAAGCGATATGGAAAAGGGAATTATTTGTGTTAATGCAGATTCCATTAATCTTGAGGGTACGATTATTTTAGAATCTAAAGTGACCGCCCATGATGTTGAGACAGCCGATACATTGCCGCTTTATCGTGGGGTATTACAATTACAGATGCAGATGGATATTTGTCATGCTGAAGTAGGTGTATTGTGCGTGCTATATAAAGGCACCACGCTGAGACTTTTTGTATACAAAAGGGATGATGAAGTCTTATCTCAATTGCATGACGCTATTATGGATTTTCAAAAAAGAATTGATAAGTATCTAACGAATGAGGAAATTGATTTTTACGAGAGTCAATCCCCGGATGAAGCTGCACGAGTATTTAATGAAGCAGATAAAACTGAAATTGAATTGCCTCATTGTGAAGAGCTTGCTGAAAGAATTGTTACACTCCGTGATGAAATTACTGAGCGAGAAAAGGAAATTGATAATCATCAGACAAAAATCATGGATGAAATGCGTGACAATCAATACGCCGTAGCGGGGCGTTATGGAATTGATTGGCCTGTTCGACAATTTAAGCCGCAACCCGCAAGGACATTGCCGGCTAAAGATGGGTATGTCATTCGACAATCAAAACTTAAAATTAAAGATAGGGAGAATATTAATGAGTGATATCAATAACTTAGGGGGTAATCAATACGATCACAGTATGAAACAAGAAGATACAAATACGTTTTTGCAAGTGCTTTATCGCAACGTTAAAGACACTACAAAAAGACAAGAAATTATTAAACTTTATTTTGGAGAATGTGATGACAACAACAACCTCGGCGATTGCTAAAGCTTTCGTAGCAGCACAAAAGGAATTTGCACCAGCAATTAAAAACAGTACCAACCCACACTTTCGTAGCGCATACGTTGATTTAGCGGGATGCGTTGAAGCTGTGCTTGATGCATTAAACAATCATGGTATTGCGTTAATGCAAAAAACACATGAATGTGATAATGGCGTAAAAGTGGAAACTGTTTTATTACATGAAAGTGGTGAAGCAATTACAGGTGGCATTATTCAGGTGCCGGCTGATAAACAAACACCACAGGGGTATGGTTCTGCATTGACTTACGCTAGACGTTATTCATTAATGGCTGCTACAGGTATTGCGCCAGAAGATGATGATGGCAATGCTGCGACTAAATCAATGGCTGACAAGGTAAGGGAAGCTGCGCCTGTAACAAAAAAGCCTATGCCCTGAATCTACCAGGGAAAGAAGCTTTAACTTTTGTAGATGATCATGCATTGATGAATCGATACATTGAGATCCTTAAACAAATTAAGGAAATAGATGAAGAGAAACTCGATGCAAAAGAAAAGTTAAAAAAGATGGAGGCATTTGCAACAGCCAATCTTTCAGTCGTACAAAAACTGACAGGTGATAAGCAAGTGAAAATCAAGTATGCATTAATCGATGCAATGAAAGGACTGTAATGGCTACATTTAAAAGTTTAGATTTTTTAGCGGATCCTGAATGTGAACGTATTACTCATCAACACAGTTATTCACTTGATGATTGGCGTGGACGTTTAATTTTAGGTGTATTGCAAAATGCATTGGATGAATACTTAGGTAAGAAAGTAAAGAAAGAGGTACGCAAAGAAGCAGCACAATTTTTGTTTGAAGATAATGAAGTCTTGGAGTTATGTCTACAGTTAATTCACGTAGACAAAGATTATTTTCGCAAACAAATAAGTAAGATGCGTAAACAAGGTGAACGTTTACGTAAACCAAGAAACAATTAACTAACTTTACAAGGAATGATTATGAAAAAAGCAAATGATGTATACGTAACTACTGATTATAATGCGTTTACTTATATTAACGGTAATAGAAATATTAACAAAGCTAATTTTAGAAGGCTATTGAAATCTATGAAGGAAAAATATATTCCTATTCCGATTATCGTTAATAAGAAAAGGCAAATTATCGATGGCCAACATCGATTTGAAGCTGCAAAATTTCTCAAAAAAGAAGTGTATTTTATGAAGATTAATAATTTAGATCTTGATGAGGTGCGTAGACTTAATGAGAATACAGCAAACTGGAATAACAATGACAGGCTTCAATCGTTTTGTGAGCTTGGGTATCCAGAATATTTAAAGTTTAAAGAGTTTATGCAGAAGACTGGATTCAACTATTCTGTTTGTATTTCGTTACTTAGTGATAGTCGACAACGCTCCGGAGAGCATGGACGTATGTTTAAATCTGGTGACTTTAAGATTAAAAACTATGAGCGTGCATTGGAGAATGCCAAAAGACTAGACGAGATTGGTAATTATTATTCTAACTATAAGAGTAGTAATTTTTTAAGCTGCATGATTGAGTTGTTTTACCATGCTGATTATGATCATAAAAGAATGATACAAAAATTAAAGTGTCAATCACATATGATTCCCAAGACAGGGGATAAAGAAATTTATTTCAATGCAATACGAGATATTTATAATTTCAAAGTACCTCGTTCTCAAAAGGTTGGATTCTTTTAAAACAATAGAGGGCCGAAAGGCCCTTTATTATTTGTTCATTACATACATTGTTACTTCGAAACCAAAACGCATTTCAGTAGCTGATGGAGTTGTCCACATGATTATTCCCTTTCAGTTAGTTTGTCAAGATTGTAGTTTAACTATAGAAAGTGTAAGATGAATCAAGATAAACATGAGTTAAGACTAATGATAGACCCTGATCACAAATATGTAGTATTCGATGGCTTCGGTGATAGCCTAAGATCCTTTGCAACTTTAGAATCGGTAGAAACTTTTCTAAAATTACGCCCGGATTGTCGAGTTGAAGAGATAAAACCTCTATCAAATGAAGAATTTACAGCCATTTATGGAGAACCCCCGTTCTAGCACGTCTAAGCCTCGTGGTGAAGACTTTAAACTTTTTGATACCTACCCCTTACCTACCTTGAGATCGTGCAACAGAGAGCGTTATATGAGGTCGTTTTTCTATTCCAACCTGTAATTCTGTCTTATGATAATCATAAAAGATATATTTGTGTTTATGGTCGGGAGGAAGGTTAATAAAATCTTGATGAAGGCAAATTCTGTAAGTATCATCTAATAAATTTTCATCAGCATAGGCATTTGCAACTTCACAATTTAAGAATGTACCCACATATAATGGGTTGCCACCCATCATAACTATCAATACATATTCGAGGGGCATCAGTGCAGATTTTTAGGTTTAGGTTCGACTAAATATAAGTCGGCGCCTTCGCAGTGGATGACAAGAAAATCATCTTCTTTATCCGAGAATAATATCTTGATCATTGATTGGCTGTCGGATTCTAGAAACTCAATGTTCCAAATCTTTTTGCCAACCAATTGATCAAGTAACTTTGCCTGATTCTCATCAGCCTCAGTAATAAATTCTGCTTCTAAACTATCTTTCCTATCCAATCTCCACCGTCCTTTAATACCATCGGCATTAGCTTTGGTTGTCCTTCTATTATCATACCACAACCAACAATAAATCTTGTCTTAAAGTTTTTAGCATAATCAAATGCCATGGATTTCTGATCGATAAGACAACCAACTTGCATGCCCCAGATTAAAGCGTCTGGATTTGAATAGTACCCGATAGAGAACTTGGTATGGTAATGGCCTTGAACTGTGTTCATGCCGTATTGCATTGCCACTTGTAGCACCGTGGCGGACATACCATGGGTAAAGAAACATCTTGAGTTATCAGATAAGGTAATGCGTAGGTCATCAACCCATTGCCAACCTTTGCCGACACCAAGAAACTCATTGTAAGAACGTAAATATTCCTTGGGTAATCCATACTTCAACGCACGTCTATAGACTAAGGAGGAGTGATTGGAGTGTACGATGGACATCTTAGGAAAAATTTTTTCTAACTCTTTTACATATACACGAGACGATTTTAATTCATCCCCGGCTGACATCAGATCAGGGTTATGATCATGCATACTGATAGCATGCTGATCTAACTCATCGCCAATGTTAACTATGAGGTCAGGCTTATATTTATCTTTAAGTGCCTTAAGAAATTTGAATGCGTCTTTGTGATGATAGGGAATGTGGAGATCTGATATAACTAAAACAGATTTATATTTCGTCATAAGATTCTCTACAAAGTTAATACCTTATAAGTATATCTTATATCTGTTGTTGGTCAACTGTGTGCGCGTACGCCGTGCTTATCTATGATGAGTGATTGTCGTCTAGGTTTGTCTGTACCTTTAGCAAATCCGACATGGCACCAAGAATCATATTCAAGGATCAACTGGTCATATTCTATCGAGCTGGATACCACAGCATGAAACACATCATGAATGCTGCCATAACGAGGACAGATAAAATCTGCTGCCAGACCGTAAGTGTGAAAGCTCGTGTCTTTCGAACCAACAGCACGATTAACGTCCATTGACCTAAACCCACTAGATATAATGATAGGTAGTCCACCCAGCTTAGACCTGACATGCTCTAATCCTTCAGCGAGTTTATAAAGATTAGTTAATTGCACCTGGTTAGGTTCATTTTGCAAACCCAATCGGATTGCAGTATTACTATGGCACAGTTCTTCTTTGCTAAAGTGTTCTGTTAAGTACACTACTTAGTAATGCCCTTGAGTTTCTCAAATGTGCGTAGGCCAGCCATGCCTAACATAGCAAAGGTAAGTTCTAATAAAATGTCATGGTTTATTGTAGGGATAGGACTTGTTACACCGTCTAGCCCATCTATATAGACAACAAGTGGATGTCCGACAAATAGCCAAAAAATTCCAATGGCACAACTCCAACCAATCATTGGCCGCCAGCCAGCAACAAAGACAGAACGATGTTCTGCTTCTACTTTATTGACTTCAACTTGTGCGAGATTAAGTTGGTTAGCATTGTCAATGAGTGTCTTTTCAATCTCTTGCTTGGCCTTCTCTGCACCATTCTTATCAGGAATGACTCGATCAATAACGGTAGAGATTAGAGGAAGTATTGCGCTAATCATAGACGTAGTAACCAGCTAACAACAGTCTGTAACAATGCGACACATTTTTGGACGAGGTTTTTTATTTGTGTCTTGATCCAATTCCATATCATCTGATACTCGGTTGCTATCCAGGCTATCATTAGTGCTAATATTGTCAGTAGGATTACTGCGATTAATATCTCCATGCTCTGTCTCCATATCAAAATAATAAATAACAATAGGTAAATAATAACATTAAGGCAAATGCTAGTATGACTGCTTCTTCTCTCATGGAATTAGTGTAATGTACTCATGACGACAGCGACTACGATGGCCCCGAAGCCAGCCATGATTCCCCAGATTAATTTGTTAAGCATATTTTCAATGCGATCTAATCTATGATGTATTGTGTCATATCTTTCTGCACAAAGTTTTTCGTGAGCAACTAATTCGTCATGTGGTGACATGTTATTCGTCCGCAGGTTCTGGTTCGTTACCTTCAGATTTCCACGATAAAAATTCTTGGTAATCTGTGTTAGCTTCATCTAGTGGGATAGATATTTTTGTATTATCTTCTTTTGTTAGTTCTATTGAACCAACATTTCCATAAGCATCATTTATTATTTTATATTGCATATTTATAGCTCCGCACTAAAAGTTAATCTAGCATTAATTGTAGAATCAGCCGATAATTGAATACATTTTCCACCACCCATACTAGCATTGGTTGCTGTTGTTGTATTAACAATTACTTTTGTATTATTTGACTCATTTGTAGCAATTGCCATAACTGTAGCTTCTAGCCCTATTACTCCAGGATAATGTAATCTCCAATCACCTACAGCACTATACCCAAGTGACGGAACGCTCCTCATAGTTTGTAATAAATGAATTAAAACATAAGTATTCGTTGTGCTAAATGAAGTACCTTGCCCTACTGTGTCAGCTACATTGCTTCCACCAAAAGATTGAAAATACCTCTGACACATAGCTAACTCTTGGCTATACATTCTGTTTTCAAAGGGGGTGGCGTTTTCACCTACCTCTAATTGTACACCTGTGATGTTAATGTAGTTAGATGTAGAGTCTGCTAGGTTGACTTGTGAGGAGCTAACAAATGCTGTTGAATCGTAAGCACCCCATGATGTTTGTAATGGACTTGATTTTCTGTCTGGTCCTGTTCCTAATGCCCAATATATATTAAACCCAGCACCATTATCATTATCTATTTGTCCAGATGAGTCGCCAGCAAATGTTATAGTTTTCTTTTCCCAAGTATCAGCAGCACTTATAGTATATTCAGCACTAATTGTTCTAGCTGGACTAGAATCATAACCATATATCATTGCTGTATATGTTCCTGTCTTATTTGATTTTACCCAAAAAGATAGTGTAATAGTTTTAGCACTTGAAGTTCCATATGCTAAATGTTGTAAGTTCTGTGCTTCTATTCTCTGTTGAAAGTTACACCAATTAGTTCCAGTTGGAGAAGCGTTTGCAGTTGTACATTGTAATTTCATACTATTACTAAATCCATCTGGGGCATCTGTATCTTGACTTAAAGTCCAAGTTCCTATGCTTCCTGTATTAAAAATAAACCTGTCTAGTACAAAATTATTACCACTCGCAATCCCTGTCGCACTAGTCCCCCTCTGTGCTATCTTCATATCACCATTGATGATAAGGTTCTTTCCTACAGGAGCTGATGACTGTAGAGTCCCATCATTGTAGGTAACTCCATTTGTTCCGTTAAGTGCTAAGCTCATTATTTAGCCTCCAATGCTTCTATTCTTGTTGTTAGTGTTTCTATTATTGCTTGTTGTTCTTGGATGGCTGCTGTTAGAGTAGCTACTAGGAATGATGTGTCTGTGCCTTGATATTTTGGATTGCCTTCATCATCTACAGCATCTTTTTCACCTGACACACAATCAGGAACGACTGCTTGTAATTCGTGAGCAATAAAACCTTGACCATCAGAACCATCTGTTTTCCATTTGTAGGTTACAGGCTTAAGTGCTTGAACAGTAGCTAAAGCACCTGTCATTGGTACAATGTTTTCTTTTAGACGATAATCTGATGTTGTTAGATATTGAATAGAACTAGTTGTGTTGCCGTAAATAGAACCTTGTTGTGTGCCAGCAGAGTTTATAAATGCCATAAATGTACTACCAGCACCCCCAAAACTTGTTTTAATTGATGCACCAAAATATGCTACACCATTAAATACTATATTTGAATATGAAGAAACGGATGCTACAGAGCTTGTACAATTTATATAGGTAAATCCACTAGAGTCTATACGCATACGCTCTGTAATTGTGCCAGATTGTGTTCCAGTACCATCAGTACCAAATAATAAGTTACCATTAAAACCCGCAGAACCTGTAGATGTAATACCTGCATGCGCCCATACATTTTGTGGTGCCCCACCATCAGATGAAAATACAATACCTTTTTTAAAGTTTACTGTTCCATCAGATGCATTTGCATTTAGTGTAATAGCTCCAGTAGAATTAGAATCATATCCACCATATTGTCCATTCATTAATAATTCACCGCTAGAGTTGATACGCATTGCTTCTGCACCACCTTCAGCAAAGGCTATTGTGTCTGCTGCTGGGAAGAACATACCTGTATTAGTATCGCCTGTTGTAGTAACAGAAGGAGCTGCGGCAGTACCTGCTGAAAACTGTATGGTTTGTGCGCCAGTATCAGTAACTATAGTCCCACTACTTGCAGGTAAGGTTAAGGTATTCGTTCCAGCAACTGCTGGTGCTGATATGGTGATTTCACCAGATGTATCTCCAGCTAATTTAATACTAGCCATTATGCGTTCTCCAATGCTTGTTGCTCTGCCAAGAATGTAGTGTATGCGTCTATTACTTCTTGTGTATGAAACTGTTTGCACATTGCTTGTACATCTGCGTGTTCATTGCTGTAATCTTGACCTGGTGCTATGACCCAACGATGATATGTTGATGATAAAACATTGCCATCTTCTACAATATCAGTTCTTTCACGCACTTGAATATGTTTGTAGTCACCGACTACTTCTATTTTATCTATTGTTTTTGTTTTTTCTATAGTCATAATTATGCTACCTGATAATTGATTATTAACATAAATGCTGTATTTGTTTGAGTTACTGACGCTGGATTCAAATCTGCTATTGTTGTATTATTATCATATCTTAAATACCCAAAAGCTGCACTTTGTTGTATTTGCATAAAGTCTGGTCCATTAGAAACCCAATTAGTTTTATATGATACTGTTGCTCCGCCATAAGACGAACTTGTACCAGCTGATGTAAACGGTAACGATATTTTCATTGCACCTGTTCCACTATGAGAACTGCCTAACTGTACGAAACACTGTGCAATAACTTGTTTACCTATTTTAACATATCCGCCTGTTTGTATTACATAAGTAGAACTTCCAGCAATTGTAGAACCAGTGACAGTTGGCGTCCAAGTTCCGTATTCATAATCATCTAATAGATTAGCAGCATCTGTACCACCAAGATAGATACCTGATGCACTTGCATCTAATGCTGTTGATGACAATGTTAAGTCTTTTCCTGTAGCTAAAGTAATACCACTGCTATTGACTGTAGCAATATCTGCACCAGCACTCTGTAGTTTTATCTCACCAGATGTGTCAGAGGTTAGCTTTAGTCCGTCACTTGTATCTGCATTAATTATTGTAGCCATATTTTATCCTTAAAGAATTACCCACCTCTGTCCAGAAGGAACAGTAACTGTTACGCCTGCTGCAATTGTCATCGGGCCAACACTCATCCCATTCGATCCTGCTGTTATTGTATAGTTTGCTGTAATGTCATCTACGTTCTCATAGATTGAACCACCTGCTGATGCACCCCCACCAATAGAACCCCAAGATGTTCCGTCATATCCTTCAAAGGAACCTGAGTCACTATTGAATCTAATGTACCCTGCTGCTGGAGAACCATCTCTTTGTGCTTCAGTACCACTTGGTAATACACCTGAGCCTGTCGCTGATGTCTTGCCTACATAAGCATCTGCTGATGTGGTTGCTGCTGTACCTAATCCTAAGTTAGTCCTAGCGGTTGGTGCGTCAGCAAGGTCAGATAAGTTGTTTGCAGCGGTAAGTAATCCAGCAGTTGATACGGCTGTTACTTGCCATGATGAACCATTGTATATTCTTGTTTCATTAGCTACGGTATTAAAGTACCAATCACCAGCAGTAACAGGATCACCATTATTATCTACGGTTGGATTAGAAGCTTGTGCGCCAAGATAGAACTCATCAATGCTATCTTTAGTTGCAGCGGCAGCGGCAGCGCTTGAAGCTGCGTTACTCTCTGAAGTCGCTGCGTTACTTTCTGAGGTGGCTGCGTTACTCTCTGAAGTTGCTGCATTACTTTCACTTGTTGACGCATTAGATGCCGATGTACTTGCGTTACCTGCTTGAGTTGTCGCTATACCTGCTTGAGTGGTAGCTATTCCTGCTTGAGTAGTTGCAGTTGAAGCAGATGTTGAAGCATTACTTTCTGAAGTTGCCGCATTAGATTCGGAAGTAGCTGCATTGGTTTCTGATGTACCAGCATTTGTTTCAGAAATTCCTGCATTAGTCTCAGCAGTTTCTGCTCCAGTCTGTGCTAATTCTGCTGCAGCCTGTGCTGTCTCTGCATTTGTTTCTGCTGTCTCTGCATTTGTTTCTGCGGTTTCAGCATTGGTTTCTGCGGTTTCAGCATTGGTTTCTGCGGTTTCAGCATTGGTTTCTGCTAACTCAGCCGCTGTTTGTGCAACTTCTGCTGCGGCCTGCGCTGCTTCTGCCGCTGCTTGTGCTGCTGCTGCGGATGCGGCATCTACAACAAGGTCCCATTTAGCTGAGTCTG